AGTGAGCAGGCGGATAGGGACCACGACCAACAAAACAAAGTTCGATGGGCGGATGAGAAGAGAGCCGGCAGATTCCCAAAACGAATACGCTTCACAGTTCCCTAATGGATTGGAAAAAGCCAAATTATTCAGGAATGGCGGTTTATCGATAGACCGATTTAGGGACGAGACAGGACGAAATTTCACTCTAGAGCAATTACGCGCTTTAGAGCCCATAGCATTTGGTGAGGCTAATATCCCACCAATATAATCCGCCCTGAGGGTGGTTGATTTGTGATCAAAAAAGGATAAGACAATGTTTTTAAATAAAGGTTGGTTAGTATTACGAGAAGAAGCTAATACAGATGGTGGCGACGGTGGTGGCAAAGGTGGTGGTGATGGTGGTGAAAATCAGTTCACCAAAGAAGCCTTTGAAGCCTTGCAGAAAGAAAATAAAACCATGGTAGAAAATAACGCCTCGATGAAATCTAAAATGGATGAATTATTAGGTGAAACAAAAAAAGCCAAAGCAGATAGAAGAGCTGCAGAAGAAACAGCCAGAGCCGAAGCTGATGCCAAAGCCAAGGATGATGGCAATTTCGAACAGCTTTATCATTCTAGCGAAAAAGCTCGTGAAGGACTTCAAACCGACATCGATGGTATGAAGTTGAGTACAGCCAAAGATAAGGAAAGCAGTATCGCTAAATCGATTGCCATGGACCTTGCTGACGGTGATAACGCAGGTATTCTAAGTGACTATATCGCCAAGCGTTTGAAATTTTCAGACGGAGAGGTTAAGATACTGGATAGTAACGGGCAGTTAACAGTGTCAACTGTCGAAGATTTAAAGACTGAGTTCAAAAATAATAGTCGATACATTTCACTATTAAAAGGAAATCAGTCATCCGGGGGCAGCGCCCTTGGTGGTAAAAGTGGCAGTGCTACAGGTAAGGTTTTAACGAGAGCCGACTGGACTAATTTAGATTCATCGAAAAAGATGGAATTTACTAAGTCAGGCGGCAAAATAATAGACTAATTTGTAGGACTAATACAATGGCTAATACACTAACCGATCTAATCCCCGATTTATATCAAGCCCTGGATATAGTATCCCGTGAGCTTGTAGGCTTTATTCCTTCTGTAACTCTTAACTCAAGCGTAGAACGTGCTGCTGTTGGGCAAAAAGTTCGAAGCTTTGTCACTCCCGGCGCTGCAGCTGCTGATATCGTACCTGGACAACAAGCGCCAGATACAGGTGATCAAAATATTGGTAATAAATTTATCACCATCAGCAAGTCTCGAGGTGTTCCAATTCGTTGGAATGGTGAGGAACAGAAAGGTGTTAATCATGGAGCAGGTTATAAAAGCATCCTAGGCGATCAATTCGAGCAAGGCATGCGAACCTTAACCAATGAAATGGAAGCCGATCTTGCTGGTCTTCATATATCAACTTCACGCGCTTTTGGTGCTGCTGGCGTTACTCCCTTTGCTTCTAACCTTACAGACACTGCAAACGTCCGCAAGATTTTAGCGGATAACGGGGCGCCATTGACTAACATGCAGCTTGTTATTGATACGACTGCAGGCGCTAAGATGCGGACCTTAACGCAATTAACCAAAGCGAATGAAGCGGCTGATGCTTCTTTACTTCGTCAAGGTATATTGTTAGATGTCCATGGAATGCAAATTCGTGAGTCAGCACAGATTAATGAGTTTACTAATGGTACGGGTACTGGATATTTATTGGATGATGCAAGTTCAGCAATCGGTGACACTGCACTCGTGCTTGACACTGGTTCAGGTACAGTGCTTGCGGGTGATGTAGTTACCTTTGCGGGTGATACCAATAAGTATGTGGTTACAGTTGGTGTTGCTGCGCCGGGTACAATTACCATCGCAGAGCCAGGGCTTAGAGTGGCACTCGCTGATAGTGCGGCAATGACTATTGGCGCTGATTATGTCCCTAACATGGCATTCAGTCGGTCTGCAATCGTACTTGCTACACGCGCACCCGCTAGACCAGAAGAAGGCGATCGGGCTGCTGATGTAATGATGATTACTGATCCACGTTCTGGTATTAGCTTTGAAGTTGCTCTGTACAAAGAGTATCGTCAAGTTCATTACGAGATTTCAGCAGCTTGGGGATTCCAGAACTTCAAGCCTGAGCATTCAGCCATTTTACTGGGTTAATATTAATTCAGCTAAACTAACGAGAACGGGGCTTTATTGCCCTGTTCTTTATTCTAAAGGAAAATAATTATGAATATGCGTTGTGCTACCGTGAAAATATGTAATGGCAATGATAGTTATGCTGTTATTAATGAATCTGACTTCGATAGTGAAAAACATGAAATGTATGAAGAGTCAGAAGAATCTAATGAACCCAAAGAAGGATCTAAGTCATGGCTTCAAGATGAGCTTAGAAAACTCAACATTGAATTTAATGATAATGACAAAAAGGATGTCCTTAAGTCTTTATTAGATTTTGCCAATAAGACACAATCTGAAGCCTAAGCAATGATCGAGCTTATCAATGAAGTACCTGAAGGTCGAACAATTGTTCCCGGTACGTGGGAGGATTTGCTCGATCTTCAGTTGGCTGCTTATCAACGGTCTCTTACAGACGCTGTAGAACAAAGAACATTCGTTACCAATTCACAAAAAACAGCCTATGGTGAAAATAGATCGTCAGAAGACACAACTCTGGCTCAAATTAATGCAACTTATGGATTGTTGGACTTAACTTTAACTGTAACGGATGCCGCAGCTTCAGGAACAGCCACGGTCGCCAATGACTTATTTACTTGTCAAACAGGGAATGCCGCAGATGGTTTGGCAAGCATTCTGACATTATCACAAAGCAAAACAAGACCTGGACAAGGCGCAGACCATATAATTGACGCAATATTTTCTCCTGGTGTGGCATTAAACCAACAAGCAGCTGGGCTAATCACTTCTGAGAATTCCTATGTATTTGCTTTTTTGGGTACGTTTTTTGGAGTTGCAACAGCTCACGGCGGAGTAAGTGAAAACCAAGATTTAACTATAACAACACCGGCAGCTGGTTCAGAAACAGCGTCTATTACAATAGATGGAACAGTGTTCAGTGTCCCATTAACTAACGTTCCTCCCACTGTGCAACATAATGCTTTTGAGATAGCTAAAAGTTTAAATGCTCAAGTAGCCAATTATGATTTTACGTCAAACGACGATCAAGTTGTTGCCCAATCCGTATTGGCAGGGCCACAGGGTGCTTTTGCATTTACGAGTGCAACTGCTGTTGCTGCATGGGTTCAAGAGCATGCGGGAGTTTCAGCAATAGTAGATTTTATTCCACAAGCCTCATGGAATGTAGATAAAAGATTAAAGGGGTCTGCAACAGAGATACTGGATCCATTAACAGGAAATGTATACCGAATACAACTAGGCTCCAATTTCGGAGCGGTTAATTTCTTTCTTGAGGATAACGATACAGGCTCAAAGGTTTTAGTTCATCGAATCAAAAATGCTAATAAAAATACATTGCCTAATGTCACTAATCAAACATTTAGATTAGGCTGGCTATCCCAGAACTTTGGCAATACTTCCAATGTTACTATATCAGGCAATTCGGCTGGAGCGTTTCTTGAAGGTAAAATAAAACGTAGCACTCCCCCAAGAACAGAAGATAATGAGCAATTAGCAGTTGGAACTGAATTAACAAATATTATTGCATTTAGACCTAGAATACATTTTGGCGGAAAAGTAAATAGAAACGCTGTTATTCCTACATCAGCAAGTTTATCAACTCAAACTAATAAGAGCGCGTTTTTTGAAATTGTAGCAAATCCTACATTTGGCGGAGACTTAGACTTTTCTTATGTTGATAAAGAGAATTCAATTATGGAATTTGCAACAGATGCCGTTAGTGTTACGGGAGGTCGTTTGTTAGGAGGTCGAACTGTAGTTTCAGGATCATCAGAGTTGATTGATTTTAATGAAACAGATTTGAGAGAGTTTATAGCTCTCCCGGGAGTGGTGTTTAGTATTGCATCCAGAGTTTCCAGTGGCGCTGCAGCAGATATGCAAGTTTTAGCTAGTTGGCTGGAGGATTTACAATGACATTACAATCGGCAGAAACAGCAAAGGCTGGATCGGATACCAATAGAAGCGTGCCAGATGTCAGCAACGTGACTATTGTGGAAATAGACGCTCTTATAACTACAGCTAAAGGAAACGGATTATATCGGATTGATTTAAATCGCATAGGTAGAATGTTAAATAATGGTATTCAAATAAAACAGACTGATGATTCTTATATAAACATAGAGACTATTATCTATGCGTTGACAGAAGGGAAATATAGAGCTGTTTATAAAAAGAAAAATATATCATCGGGATTTAAAATTAATATTTCGGTAGCGTGGAACTAATATGAATATTTGCGAGCTATGTAAATTTCTGGAAATATCCGATAAAATGGATAACTACCATTTCGACCCCATTAAAAAAATTGCCGTTATCTCAAAAGGTAATGTGGAAATAACCATTGATTTGAATGCAGATGAAAGTGTTCAAATTTCAGAATTTCAGGACTGGATAAAAACCGTGGAAGGCACATAACATGAGCTTAATAATTGAAGATGGAACAGAAGTGGCTAATGCCAACAGTTATACAACTGATGCCGAACTTGTGGCCTATGCTTTGGCTAGAGGTATTACAATTCCTGCCACAGAAGCCCTACGGGATGTTCTTCAGATAAAAGCAATGGATTACCTTGCTTCATTGGAAATGAATTATAAGGGTATCCGGGTCACCCAAACTCAACTATTATCCTTCCCTCGTTTTAATGTCGATTTGAATGGTTATATTTTAAATTCTGATACGATACCCCTGGAACTTAAAAACGGTCAATTAGAATTGTCTCTCCAGGTACAAGCGGAAGAAATATTGATCAATGAAACGGTTAATAATTTGGCCGGATTTAATGTACAAGGTGTTTATTCTGAAACTTATGGAACGAGTGGCGCCTCTCAATCGATTAGAACGAGAAAAGCCGATGCTTATTTAGATCAACTATTGAAACCACTTAATAGACTGGTTAGAGCATGAGCGGCTT